CCGTTATTGTATCTGCTCATTGTTATTGCTGCTGTTATTGCTTTGTCGAGGAAAATGTTCTTGTTCGTTCTTGTCTGGTGCACTGACAAATGTAATATAACAAATAAGTTTTTCAATTTATATTTTTTGCATTGAAAAACTTATGAAAAATCTTTAAAAGTTTTAAAAACCTATTGAAAAAATGATTTCATTTTATTTGATTTTATTTTATTTCACCAAATCACCCTACCTGCTCGTTAGAATTGTATAACTGCTGAAGCTAATAAATCCGAGCGCCTGCATAAGCATGACAACATAAGGAAGCAAAACAAGGAACCAAGAAACAGAGCTGAATCCTTTTCTACACAACCATCCTAAAATATAGGTCCAAAAAAGTGCAAAGAGAAAATTAATAAATACCATAAGAATGGGCACAGAAAATAACTGAATGAAGGAAAAAATGACGGCAATCGTCAAATAAATTTTTGCAGGAGTGCAATAGTATTTAAACGCGTTTAATGAGTTCATTTTTGTAAGCACCTGTATTTATATTTATATGCGAAAAAAATATAAATATAAAAGTATTCTTAGTATTCTCAGTATTTCTAAATCTTTGGAATAAGAATCAAGTATTATCCCACTATCCCACTATCATTATCCAGAACCCCTTAAAACCACGAAAACCACTTTCCCTTTGTTTTGCTGCTGTTGCTGTCGTGATTGGTTTTATTTTCCTGTTCCTGTTCCTCCTGTTCCTGTTTAACAGCCGCCGCCGTTGTCACCAGTTCCACTTCTTCCGATTCAATGACGACTTCCGCGACTTTTACGTCTTCGTCTGCTGAACTTGTAATGGTGCTAACAGTTTGCGATTCTTTTACCTCGACCTCGACAGAAGCAGCTGCTGCAAACTTATTCTCAAAATCTTTCAGCATTTGACTACATTGTTCCCCGTCAACATCGTCGGCATCTTCAGAATAGTCATAACAACCATTGTTATTAGACCATGTGTCACCATTTCCGGCAGAATAAGGCGTGCCGTAGTCTCCCACACAGCTGCCATCGGCAGAGGTAAAAGGATTCCATTCTGCTTGCTGCTGCTGTTCCTGCTGCTGTTCCTGCTGCTGCTTGCTCGTCGCGCGAATTCCGTAACACTTGACAAAGTCAACATCTTGAGCGTGCGTGCAGTTGCGTGATGTAACTTCTTCAACAATTTCAACCGCAGTATTCAAAAACGATGCAAATTCTGTAAACACGGCACGATTTTTCAAGCCAAAAATGCACCTTTCTGCGTGCAAGTGTAGAAGTTGAAACTTGCGAACCGAATGGTTAATCCTGCACATCAACTTTTCAATCTGAATAAACAAGTCTCGTCTGCGCTCCTCGTCCCCAATGTAATCCAACGAATGAATGAGTTCTTGGCATGCATCGCAATCATCACAAACATTTACAACCAATCCAAGCATTTTTTTCAACTTCATATTCTTGTTGATTTCCAAAAATTCGACATCAGAAACACAAATTCTTGCATATTTGTTGTTCAACGTCGAGATAAATGATGACAAACTTCTACTCGCATCTTTAAGCCCAAGCAGCCCCTCGCCCGACCTTTTTCTTGACAAAAACCGCAAACTCTCCAGCAACTCGTTTACGGTATTCTGCAACTCGCCAACTTCGGTTTCAAGACTGTTAACCTTGCACTCATAATTTTCAATCTCTGCACCATGCTTCCATTTTTGAAATGCGGCTTCCATCGTTGCCTTTTCTGTCGTCGCTGCCACTGTCGCTTCTGCCGCTGCAGGTGATGACTTGAAGTAGTAGTTTGGATTGGCCATGAGAAACACGTTGCTCCATTCTCCAATCGACATGTCTCCTCGACAAACGCTCTCATAAAATTCATTTTCATAATCAGTATAAACCCCATGCTCATTGGGCGGCATCTCAATATTCACAATTGCAAACTTGTAGCACGGGTCCGCGCGAGGCACTGTCAAGTCCGATTGAATCGGCGCATTATTCACATTTTCATCAAAGCCCTGCACAAACATTACATTCTTCACATATTTTATTTCTCTCAAAGATGAATATAGAATTCGACGCTCAACTGCTCTTGCGACAGCCATTTTTGTTACATCATTTGGCAAGGTGGGAATGCACACCAGGTAACAGTGGGTTCCAACTTGAATGCAGTTGCTGTTGACGATATTGTATTCGCGGATATTATTACTATTATAATCAGAAAAAGCCGAGGTGGATGCGGTTCTAAGAGTGACCATTGAAACGAATGCGATGAGTTGTATAACTGTATATATCATTATTTGTTTATATCATTTCAAAATTCAATTTTTATTATAATGTTCATTCCATTCATTGTCTAATTCAATTTAATTAAATTAAAAAATAATAATAAAAAAATAACCATGCACCGATGCATTGTACCGATGCATTGCATCAATCGTCATAACCATCATTTTCATAATCGTCATTGTCATCGTCGTCGTTGTTGTCATCATCGTCATCGTCGGATATTTTTCTTTTAGATTTTATAGATGTTATTTCATTCGAAGCGGAAAATCTTTTTGATAAAATAATTTTATTTGCAATGTATTCGCTTTCTTTTTTAACAAGAATATGTGACACGTTGCTAAATGTGGACGCAGCAGCAATTGCAGCCAATCGCTTTTGCTGCTCGTGCTGTTGCTGCAATAATATATGCGATGAAGAAGATAGTGCATTTTTAAAATTAATTTTATTATTTTGAGTTTCTGATTTTACATTTACTTTTGATGACAAGGAAGGAAAGTTGTCATCATTTAAAACCAGTTTTGAAGAATCTACAACAGCGGTGGCGCCTGCATTTGCATTTGCATAGTTTGAATTCGAGTTTAAAAATATGTTATTTCCATTATTGGTAGTAGCGACAGAAGCAGAAGCACACCGGTCATGCTGATGGCGCTCACGATGGTTTCCATTTGTTTCAACGGGTTCATATTCTTCACATTCACTCAAAAATGTATTAAAATTTGTTTTTGATTTTGACATTACGGGGTGTACGACGTAGCACGTTGCTTGATGCAAAGGTTTGTTGCTTTGGTAGGATTTTATAAACTAATGTGTTTGTATATATTTATGTATTTATTTTATATTATTTATTCGTTCCGTTTATCCGTTTATTTGTTCTCCATTTGTAAAAAATTGAAAAGTATTTTACAAATGCTAAATCAATCAGAAATCAGAAACAGCGTCATGCAGCAGCAAGGAGTTAAAAATGGAGGCATGTGTATCGACATCAATACGCACACAGACACAGAAGCTTTGAAACGAAATAAACCGGTTTTCAGATTCAATTTGAGTGACGAAATGGTTGATGCTCTTTTGCAATTTTCAAAAATGCATCAATTTGATGACCGTCACGCTTACGCTGATGCGTGGAACGAGTGGAAAAAGAATACGAACATTTCAATAATAATAAATGATGAGATAGAACGACTACAAAGTCTGGACTACAAGGGGTCTGCAGATTCTATTGAGAACAAGATATTTAAAAGCGGTCGATACTATTTTCGAAACAAGTCGTTTGTCAAGGTGCCTCCAAAACCGAGGGGGAAATACGTTTCAGTTTCAAAGGAACTTATTTGTGCGATGGATGAACACATTGCGAGGGAAATCAATAATAATAACAATAATAACAATAACGATGGTAAAAATCCTTCTCCTGCATCTCCCGCAGACTTGTTCAGCGAATTTTGCAAAAGATGCGTTGACATTTTGAAAATGGAAATTGACCGTCTAATCGATTTAGAACCATTTTCGGAAGACCCAGCACTAATTATTGCAAAAATAAAAAAAACATACAAGAATCGTGCTTTCAGGGGAACCTAGGTTCCCCTATGACCCCTCCTTCTCCTTTAAATTGTTGGATTTTATAAATTTTATATTTTTTTATTTTTATATAAATAAAATATAAAATGAATAAGAGTAAGAGTAAGAGTGGCAAGAATCATATAAATACAAATGTAAACGCAAATAAATGCAAAAAGTTATCGAAAAAAGAAACTCGCTATAAGAAAATCATATACAAGTATTCGAGCCCGACACAAGCTCAAAAAATGGCAACTAAATATTTGGGTAAGACGGCAAAATTGTATCCGGCAAATAATCCTGTGAAAAAATACAGGATTTGCGACCCGGTTTCTAAAAAGTGGGTTAACTTCGGACAGCTTGGCTATGAAGACTATACGCGCCACAAAGATAAAACGCGCAGGCACAATTATTTAACGCGGAGTGCAGGCATGAGTGGCAATTGGAAAAAAAATAAGTATTCTGCGAATAATTTGAGTCGTCGTGTTTTATGGGGTTGAAATGGTAATTTTTTCTCATCTACATGTATACATGATTCATGGCTCCTATAAAGACATTGTATGCATTAAAAGGTTGTAGTCGTAAGGAGTACAAACAAAGATTGTGTGGAAATTTTCAGGGACTTGTGTTTATGAAAAATGGTAATAATGGTAAAAAAAATAAATTATTTTTTCATTCATCCAAAGAACGCGAAGCTTATTACAAAAAATATATGAAAGGTAAAAAGGAATATTCAAAAATTACCAGGTATTCCGTGTGTTCAAAAACAAAACCAACCAAAACTCAGCGTTTGTGCAGTTCTTCAATAAATAATCGTTCTACAAGAACCTCAAGACGTAAAAAGGTTTTGTAGAATGTTTAAAATGTTTAATATTGGATATTGGAATGTTATTATTATGAATAAATTTGTTCATAATAACAATAATTAATAATAAGTAATAATAATAATAATAATAATTAATAATAGTTAGTCGTCCATAAATATGACAGTAAAAAATAATGCAGCAATAAGTAAAGTAATAAATCAGGGAGGATTTGGATGCATATTTTATCCGTCTCTCCCTTGTAAGAAGGAAACAAAAAGAAATAGTAACACAAGCAGCTCCAGCTCGGAGTATGTTTCTAAACTTGTAAAAAAGAATTTTAGCTCTAAAAATGAAATACGGATTGGAAAGATTATACAAGGCATTCCATTTTACAGCTTGTATTATGTCCCCGTTATACAGAGCTGCACCGCATCTTTAGCAAAAGTGAGTGAGAGAGAGATTAAAAAATGTCAGATAATAAGCGGAAAATCATCATCAACGGAAACGGCAACAACGGCAACAAATGCAAATATCATAGAATCAAAAGATGATTCAAATAAATTTATATTATTAAAAATGAAATATGTAGAAAATGTTAAATTTACAAAATATTTGTTATCGAGTACCAATAAGAAACACATTTTGAACACACTTTTCGACACGTATTCTTATTTTTTATTCTCTCTGGAACAGCTAATGAAGAACGGAATAGTGCACTATGATTTCAAATGGGATAATGCCGTCATCGACCTCAAGACAGGACTTCCAGTTATTTTAGATTTTGGAATATCAATACCTATAAATTTATTGCTGGACCAAGAGCAAAAGCAGGAGAAAGACGACGCTGGCGCAGCATCAGGTGTGTATGACATGTATCGCGACTATTTCTACGTTTATTTCCCGGAATACAGTTTATGGTCTATAGAAATTCATTTGATTAACTACGTGCTGAATAAACATAGCAGAATAACGCCAGAGTCGTTGAAACAGACCATTGACACATATGTGGACTCAAATGGCGCATTTACAATTTTGTCGCCGGAGTTTATTGAAAGGTATAAAAAGCTTTGTTATTCAACGCTGGAACGGTTTATAGACCAATCCCGCAAGTACGTTATTAGCGAGTGTTTGAAATATTGGAACACGTGGGATAATTATGCGCTGAGCATTTCATATTTGCAAGTTATAAAATTCATATCGACATCTGGATTCACGTCGAATCAATTTTTAATTTCATTTTCTGAAATACTTATGGACAATATTCATCCTGACCCGGCTAGAAGAAGCGACTATCAAACAACGAGATACAAGTACAAGTCAATATTTTACCAGGATGTAAACATTGAAAACTATGAACTTTTGATTGATAATTTCGATTTTGATGATTTTAGGTCAAATTCTGTCAAAGAGTCAAAGCGAAATGAGGACATGTTTTCCCAAATGTCCCAAGGGGGACAAGGGGGACATACGTCCCCCCTTTAACCCAAGGGGGACATACGTCCCCCCTCTGCCCCCCTCCCTCTCTATAATCGGCAAGGGGTCAGAGGGACAGCATGTCCCCTGGCATGTCCCCTGAAATAAATAATAAAATATAATATACTTAGATATATAATTGGATTAATTAATAACTGGTTCCCAAACACGACACTGAATAAATAAAGTAAAAAATAGATTCAAAAGACAAAAATAAAATGGTAAAAAATGAAAAAGGAGGTTGCAACGGTAAAAAGGTCGCGCACAAACACGCCGTAAAGTCAACAAAAAGCGGGCTAAGAATATCGCAGAGTAAGAGCGAAATTTATGGGGTTGTAAAACGATTGAATGGAAACACGTTTGATGTAATGTGCATCGACGATAAAGAGCGCCGCTGCTTCATTCGCGGAAAATTCAAAGGCAGAGGAAAGCGCGATAATATTATTGAAGTTGACAAATGGGTTCTTGTAGGAATACGCGAGTTTCAACAAGCGCCAAATGAAAATGCGATTAAAAGCAATAGCAAGGGTAAAAAAGAAATGGAAATGTGCGACTTGTTGGAAGTGTATTCATCAGGCGAAAAGGACACACTAAAGCGAACTCACGGAATTTTTATGAAGGAGTCAGAACTGTCGCGAGCAAGCACAACGGTGGTTGCAATGGAAGATGTGTGTGATTTTGTCGATACAGATACGCTCCGATATCAGAAAATTGTATCATCGGCATCATCGTCCGCATCCATCGAGACAATAAAAATGAGAGGGAAAAATAAGGTGGCGTCAGTAAATAACGTTGTAAATCCGCAGGCAATGTATGGGGATATAAATGACATTGACAGCGACAGCGATGATGATGAAGAAGAAGAAGAAGAAGAAAGAAAAGACCAAGAAGAAGAAGAAGAAAGCGAAGACCAAGAAGAAGAAGAAGAAAGCGAAGAAGAAAGCGAAGAAGAAAGCGAAGAAGAAAGTGAAGAAGAAAGTGAAGAAAAGCATTATGCCGATAAATCAAACAATTCAAACAAAAACAAAATGTGTAAAGTCGAAATTAATGTAGATGACATTTAATAATAATAATAATAATAATAATAATAATAATAATAATAATAA